CCGAGGGTCTGCGCCGTGGTGTGAGTACGGGTTTACCCGCAGCTACAGCCGAGATTCCACAGACTGCTGCCCAGCGCCGTGCTCAGTTGCCGCTGATCACCCAAGAGGGCCAGCCCTCAATGGCCGCGCTCAAGTCTGCTGGCCGCAAGGAAACAGTTAAACCCGCTCCGGCTGCGCCCAAAGCGCCGGTGTCTAAACCCCGTACCCAGCGTGGCCTGAAGAAGCAGGCCGGTGTCGCTGCGGTCGAAGTCAAGGAGACTCCAAGTGCCACTCAAAAAGGGAAGCTCAAGCAAGGTAGTGTCGCAAAACGTCAGCAAGATAATGCGGGAGTACAAGGCGGGGGGGACGCTGGGGTCAAGCCCGCGACCGAAGTCAAAGCAGGCGGCGCTAAAGCAGGCGGTCGCGGCATCGCTCTCAAGCGCGGGAAAACAGCGCCAGAAGTAAAGAAGGAGGCCCCCAAGCCCCCAAAAGCCGTGGCGGCACCCGCCGCCGTCCCCGCTCCGGTAAAGGTTGAAGCCCTTCCTCCCGCCGAAGCGTGGGAGGACATGAAGCCCGAGGGCGCTCCGGCGTTCAACGATCTGCCCGCACCTGTGCGCACCCAGTGGCGTCAGGATGTGGACGCTGGCAAGGCCACCATGCAGCGGGCCGAGGAAATCCTTGGCGACGCAGAAGAAACCCCACTCCAACTGGTTAACAGCGAGTTTGCTTCGGCTGAGTCGGCCACCGACATCCGTGACTTCCGTGATGCCATTGGCACCGTGGTTGAGTTTGCTTATTTCACCAGCGAAGAAACCAACACCAAGGCCGCAGTTCTGCGTGCCCGTGAATTGCTGGCGACGACCAGCTTCACCGACGCCCAACAAAACGCCATCGACACTGCGCTGCTTGAACTGGTCAACACGTTGCCGTCTGTTGAGGCGGTCTACACCCGTGGCACTACCAAAGGCGACTCCAAGCCGTGGTTTGATTACGCCACCCGGCGCGGCCTGCTGCCCCAGATTACCACCGTGGTCAAGGGCTTGTCGATTGATGCAGCCACCAAGATGCTGGACTCCGGCCAACTGCGCGTCGCCAACTTGCCAGCCGATACGGTCAAGAAGTACAAGGCCAGCGTCGGCCCAGTCAGCGGCATTATCGGCAAGGCCGGTGACAACATAAAGAACGACACCCGCTCCAACGCCGCCACGGCGCTGTCCGACTACATCAAGGAACTGAACACCAAGACGGTTCCCATGAACAAGACCCAGCGCGGGAACGCCATCAAGAAGTTGCGTGACCTGTGGGCTGCTGCCCGCGCCGCAGATATGGAGTTGTTTGTCGATCAGAACGGCAACATGCTGGCTGACTACTTCGATGCAAGTGGCAACCCATACACCGGCACGATCAAAGGTATCTTCCGTGTCGCCACTGAGGAAGTGACGGACGCAGTGCAGGCCGAGCGTGAACAGATCATCGACGAGGACAACATCGCAGCAGACGACGACTACGAAGCGCCGTTCTCTTTGGACGACTTCAACATTGGTCGCGCTGATGATTTCAGCGATGGTCGCTACTTCCGCGACGACGGCACGCCGGTCAACAATCCAATTCCGCTGGGACGTGTGAAGATGTTGGTCAGTGCGTTCCTGTCCAAGCTGGGCATCAAGCCGAAGGTGCAGGTCTATCGCAACCAAGCAGACTTCAAAGCCAAGAACCCCACGCTGTATGCGCAGGCAGTGGCCTCGCGCCCGCAGGGTGACTTTGACACGGCCAATGCTGTGGGGTACTCGTTCGGTGACGGCAATGTCATCATCTTCGCTGACCGGGTTGCCACTGAGCAGCAACTGAAGTTTGTGCTGGCGCACGAGACGCTGGGCCACTTCGGCTTCCGTGGTCTGCTGACTGCGAAGGAACTGAATGCCGCCCTTGATGCGGTGTACAACTCCAGTGCCAAGGTCAAGGCTGCTGTGGACACTGCCATGAAGGCCCGCAAGATGTCGCGCCAAGAAGCCACTGAGGAATACCTTGCTGACTTTGCCGGGATGTTGGACACCAACATCATCGCCCGGTTCTGGAACGCCATCAAGAACGCCCTGAACAAGATTGGTGTGCGCTTCGACGATGACACTGCCCGCTATCTGGTCAGCCAGTCCCGCCGCTACGTCCGCAACGGCACAACAAGTGGCACGTTCATGGACTTCAAGGCGATGGCCCAGCGCATGGCTGCAATCGAAGGCATCAACGACCCGGACGGTTCTGGCCGCTTCGCTTTGGCCGGTGAGTACTACGACGAGCAAAACCGAGTGGCCGCAATGGATGCCTTCGGCCAGCGCAGCACCAAGTTGTTCGACATCACCAACTTGTTCCAACAGGCCAAGGATCGTGGCATCAACATCGGCGACTACACCAACCGCCTGATCGGTGAACTCAAGTCGATGAACTATGCGGCTCGTGAGAACCAAGGCTACCGCCGCCTGTACGACATCTTCCGCGACACCAGCAAGAACGCAGCGCAACTGCGTGCGCAGTACAACAAGATGATGGATACCGTGCTGTCCCCCGCCGTAGAAGTGCTGGGTCGCGGGTTCACACGGGGCGCATCCGAGGCGCAGATTGCCAGCACGTCGGCCATGCTTAACGTCACCAGCCGTGTGAAGCTGGGCAACTTGACCGAAGCTGAATTGCGCAAGATGGGTAGCCTGATCACCATCGAGGGTGGCGAAGCCCGCCTGAACCAAGAGGTATACGACATCCTTGCAGCCCGTGGCAAGTTCACGCTGGAAGACTTTAAGAAGGGCATCAAATACACCATCAGTGTGCCGCGCCCCATGACCGAGGCAGGCCGCGCAGCAATCCGGGCCGAGCGTGATCTGGAACTCGACACCGCCGTCAACGACAAAGAGCGCAAGGCCATCGAGCGTGAGTACCAGAAGCGCCTCGACGCGCCCAGTATGCTTGTCGATGTTGAGCAGTCCTACTCGGCCATGCCTGACCTGACTGACCAGAGTCCTGAGTGGGTCATGTACAACGAGGTGCGCGACACCATGAACAAGTCGGCCACCGACATGCTGTTGGCAAACTTCGCTGCGGCCAAGGGTGAGCGCGACAACGTAGAGCGTGTTGTGCAGCGGTTCCTCGACCGTGCCCTGACTGAGAACGACAGATCGTTCCTCAAGACCGTCGAAGACAAGTACCTATCGCTCCGCGCCGAAGGCTCCAGCATTGACGCCAGTGGCGTGATGATGACCAAGCGCGAGTCCGTGGCCGCTGCCAACGACTTCATCAAGAAGTTCAATGCCGCTGTACTGGGCCGCGACACCGACCGCAATGCAGACGTGCAGGCGTTCTTCGAGAAAGCGCAGGCCGACGACGTGTTCGGCGGTATCGAGGCGCTGAAGAAAGACTCCAACATCCCGCGCTCCGGCCCTGACCGCTTCGCCATCCAGCAAGCCATCCAGAACTTGGCTCTGTTTGAGTTGAGCAAGACCGATGCTGAACTGCTTGCCAAGCGATCCATCGCTGGTGGCTACGTGCCGTTCGGTCGTGAGGGTTCGTGGCAGGTGCGCATCCAAGCTGTTGATCCCCGCACCGGGCGCATCTACAAGGTGTCGGAGCAGTACCGCCAGCAACTTCTGTTCTCGCAAGTGGAGAACCGCGCTGAGGCTGAGGCGATGGCCGAGCGCATCCAAGGGCTGTTTGACGACGTGAGAGACGGCTTCGAGATGGAAGTGCTGGACGGCACCGAGTTCGTGATCAAGAAAGTCAAACTTGTTGCACAGTCTGAGACATCCCGTGAAACAGTCTCCACCACGGCAGAGGCCAACCTCAACGAGATCATCTCCGCGATCACTCGCTTCTCCATCAGCATCACACCAGAGGAGCGTGAGCGTCTGATCGTGGGCATGACCCAGCAAAACGCCAAGGCGCGTACCCGCCTGAAGCGGGCAGGCACTCCCGGTGAAGACCCGAACACCATCAAGTACGTGTCGCAACATCTTGAGTCAACCGCATCAACTGTGGCACGCAAGCAGAACCGCCACCGTCTCGACCGCTTGTTTGACGACGCCGACCCAGACTCCATCCGCTTGTGGTTCGGTGACAAGGGAGAGTACGACCGCCGCAAGGCTGCGTGGGAAGCTGCTGAGAAAGACCCGACTGCACCCGAGGCTCAGAAGTTTGCGGCCAAGCGGGAGTTCGATGACTACCACTACACGTTCGTGACCAAAGAATCGCCAGTCATGGGCAACCGATTCAAGGATCGTGGTCGTCGCGCTGTGGCCTTCATGGAATCCCAGTCCAACGTGGACTACACCGACTTTGCTTCCGGCGAAGCAGCGTCAGCCATCCGCACTGCAACAACTTTTGCGTTCATGGGCGCGTCGTTTGCCACGGCCATCTTGAACTACCTGTCGCTGGCAACCAATGTGCTGCCCTCGTTCTCCGGGTACAACCAGAAGAACGCCTTCGGTGGCGGCTTCGGCTGGGGTATGTCATCGGTAGAAATTAGCCGCGCCATCGGCTCCACAAAGGGCTTCGGGCAGAGCGAGGTGAAGTTCTGGGACGACATGCTGGCCGATCCCGCCAAGCTCGCTGCCTCCGGGTTCACCGAAGCTGAGGCCCGGTTCATGCAAAAGGAGGTCGGCGGCGGCACCATGCAGGCGGCATTGACCAACTCGTTGCTGGGTTCTGCGCGGGGCAAGTTCCGCACCGGTGCCACGAAGGCTGCGGCTGAGACATGGATGTCGCTGTTTAACTACACCGAGCAGCACAGCCGCCGTGCAACAGGTTTGGCTGCGTTCCGCATGTCCTATGCACGCGCTCTGGCCGAAGGCAAAGACGCAGCAACAGCTTTCGAGGTGGCCGACAAGTTCGCTGTGGACATGATCGACAACACGCTGGGCGAGTACGCCATGTACAACCGGCCCGCCATGTTCCGTGGCGACGTGCGCCAGTTCCTGTTCATGTTCAAGATGTTCCCGGTCAACAGCATCCAAATGCTAGCCGCGCTGCCTCGCAAAGAGCAACTGCTGGCGCTGGGCATCCTCGCCATGTTCGCCGGTCTGAAGGGCCTGCCCTTCGCCGAAGACTTGATGGACATCATCGACACCATTGCGCAAGCACTTGGACTTGGCCCGAGCAAAATCTGGAAGGGCAGCGCCGAGAAGACGCTGGCCGAAGCTGTGGACGCTATCGCTCCCGGCATGACACCTATCCTGATGCGCGGCCTGCTCAACACCATCACGCCTGCCAACGTGGCCGACCGGGTATCGCTGTCCAACATCATCCCCGGCACTGGCATCGCACTGGCTGGTGCAAACGTGGGTCGTGAACTGATCGAGATCGCAGGGCCAGTGGCATCCTTCCTGCAAGGTGCTGTAGCAATGTCAGCAGACGTGGCCCGCTACGGACTGGAGACTGTCAGAGTTCTGGACGACAAGACCTCATTCAACAAGATACTGCGCGAATCGCCGGTTGCCATGCTCCGTGCGCTGGGAGACATGGTGGCCTACAACAATGCAGGTGCCATCATCAGTCAGAAGGGCTTCGTGGTCAGCGACGATCTACATCTGGGCACCATGCTCACCCGTGCGCTGGGCTTCTACCCAGCCTCCGCTGTGGCAGAGAACGACGTGGTGCGGATGTCCAAGCGGATCGGAGACTATCAGAAGGATGTTGCTGCAACGTATCGTGGCTTGTATGTCGGTGCCAAGATCGCCAAGGACAACGACCGTGCCCGCGAAGTGGTGCAGATGGTCAAGGACTGGAACGATGCGGCCAAGGGTACTGGCCTTGAGATTCGCAGCTTCGAGGGTTCAGCCAACCGTGCGCTGCGGGAAGCACAACGCACAGCAACAGAGCGGTACCTGAAGGCCGCACCAAGAGCGATGCGGCCTGAGACTGAGCGTATCCTCGAACTGTACGGCGTTACGGAGTGATCATCTTGAGTTGACCGTAGGCCATGTCTTCGATGGCTTGGTCTGCGTCGCTCAGGATACCCTGCAACCGTGGGTGCGTGAGGTTCACGCCGATCACATAGGACTGGCCCAGTTTGATCGGTGAGTCTTTGCCGAGGTACGCCTTGTTGGACTTCGGCGAGGCGAGCACACTCTCGTCCTGCATCTCACCCATGAACGTCTTGTAGTCTGCGCCGCGCTGCGCCAGCCAGCGACGGAAGTGGGTGCGGTCAAGCATCACAGTGCCATGTGTGAACACGTCGCCATTTGTCTTGCGGTACATCTCGAAGCGCACCCGCAGTTCACCACGGGGCACACGGCTGAAGTCCACCATCGGCTTGTTGGTTCCCGTCTGGGTAACAGTCAGCGTGGCGTCAGAGTTCTCGTTGAGGTACTCGGTCAGCAGGTCGAACGCATCAATCTTGAAATCGGATACAGCACGGCGAATGGCACCCACCTGCGCCAGCACCCACTCGATCCCATCCTTGTGGTCATAGGCGATCAAGCCCCACTCTTTCGCCAGCCGTGCAGCCAGATCAGCAAGGATGATGGACTGCTCCCAGAAGCGTTCCTCACCAGAGAACTGTGCCTTGTACTTACCCCGGAAGTCCTCGGTGGCCTGCGCAATGGCAGCGCGGATGCCTGTCTCGCCCAACTCCAGCAGCCGCTTGATGAACTCACGACCGACGTGACCGTAGTTGGCGTTGATGAACTCGTAGATTTTGCGGCCAGCCGTGCTGTCCTTGGTGAACAGCCTGCTTGGTGGTACGCTGACTTCGAGGATACGGGCCAACTGCGCATCGGTGTCCAGCCCGCTGGCGATCAGCTTGGAATTCATAGACTTGTTGGTGGATACGATGACTGGCAACGCCCACGTCTTGGCGTCACGTTCTTCAGCGTTGCGGTTCATGCGGGCCTTGTCCCGACCCTGACTCACCCAGTACGCGAAGTCGCCCACCTCCTTGTTGTCCATCATGGTCACTTCGTCGATGGTCATCGGCATGTGGGAGTACAGACCCATGCGACCGAACAGCGAGTTCTGCGTGAACTTGGCAGCGAAGTGCAGCTTGTCCGGGTTGCCATAGATGGACTGAATCCACATCTGGGCCAGTGACTTGCCGCCACCTGTCGGGCCGTAAAGCGAGACGGTCAAACCCTTGAGGCCAGTGAACGCATACAGCGGGCCAGAGAAACCCACGGCCAGCGCGAACATGTGCGCCCGGAGGTCGGCCTTGTCGAGCAGCGCGGTGAAGTTCACCCATGCGTCCATCGACCCAGCGGTATGCCAGAGTTCATGGCCCAACCGAGCAGAGCCGGAGGCCAGCGTGATTGATTCTTCACTGACGGAGCCATCAGTATTGCGACGCAGAACCGTGTCCCCGATGACAAACTGGGAAAAGTTTTCCTTCCAACCCATCGTGGCGTACAGGTTTGTCATCGCACGTTTCTGCCGCAACTCGTCCATATATGAGCGCAGCATGATTTGGAAATATCCTGTTTGGTTACGGTTGAGGAGAACGATGCCTTGGTCAGCAAGCACCGTGGCGAAATCGCGGTGGCCCTCGGTCAGCAGGGCTTGGCGCATCACAAGTTCTTGCCACCCACGGTGCGGACGGTTCCAGTGGAAGCGCACCGTCTCGTAGCCAAGCGACTCGTCCCTGCCGTAGCCCACGGGGTAGATGTCGAACTTGCACACGTCGATGTCTGTCTCGTCCACGGTCATCTTGATACCGTCAGCAGTGCGCTTGAATGGGCGGGGCAGTGGGACATCATGTGCTGCGGTGTCAGGGGCGGTGGTTGATGGCGCGACTTCGAGGTATTGGATACCGAGTCGGGCCGGGGTGCCCACCTTGTCTTTGAACTTGCAACCCTTGCAGCCAGTAGGCCGAAGCTCCTCAAACTTCTTGCAGGTTGACGGGCCTGTCGTTGCCGTTTTCCAATGTGATAGCTTGCGCAGCGTCTCGCTGGCGTTGTATCCGGGGTGCTGATCTGACCACGATATGGCTGTGGCCTCTGGGTCTTGGCAGTGTGCAGCTACACCGATCATGGCGTACCAGAAAGGTTCCTCTACATCGCCTTGGTTCTTTGCCGCCCAGCCAATCTGCGGGCACTTGGTGGCGATCACGGTTGCGTTGGCCGGAGGGAAGTCCTGCTGCACCTGCAACGCTTGTGCCAACGGACTGCTGGATGTTGAACGTGACTGGCTCACAGGATGAGCCACCATGTACGCCGATAGGCAAGCAGCCAACTGCTCGACTGCCACGGGCTGGGCGTCAACGAGCATCCGCACCTGAGTGCCGCTCTTGGGGTTGGTGGTTCCTACGGGGCGCAGCACCCGCGCCGAGTCGGCGGGCACAGCCGGGTCAATCTCAAAGCCCTTGTCCTTGGCAGCAGCCTTCATGGCCTCGGCCAGCGGCTTCCACCGCACAGGTTCAAGCTCCTCAGTCAGCACCCAGTAAACGTGCAGCCCGTTGCCCGAGTGGATGATCAGCGGCTTGGGTAGCCCCATCTGCTGGATGAACCGACCTGTTGCAGCCAGTCCTTCTTTCCACGTGGGGTAAGGCTTGCTGTCTCCACAATCGACATCCAGTGCGATCACCTTGGTCGCCCGGACGTTCTCCTGTTTTCTATTCCCCTTCTCGACGAATGCCGAGATGGCGAAGTATGTGTTGTTGCCGCGCTGGTCAAGACCAGTCACTGCTTTTGCGAGTTCTTCTACTGTGGCAAAGAATCCTTGGCGTCTGCCATCTGGGTTGATGACTGTGGTGACATAGAAACCTGCCGACGGTAGAACCCGCTGAAGAAAATTCAACGTGTCCATATTGCCCCTGCCTAAACAGGGAGGGTTGCCCCTCCCCGCCACCTTATTGATCTGAGTTCAAAATAACCATGAGGCGCTCTTTGCGCTGCTTCTGATCCGATGCAATCACTTCCGGGGTGGGCCAGTTGTGTTGCGTCATCACATCCAACAGCTTGCGCAGCATTGCTCGGACAGACTCATCATTGGATTTGCGAAGGGGTTTTCCCTTCACCCATCCATAATAAGTCATCCGGGACACTCCCAACAACTCGGACATGTCCAAGGTTGTCAGGAGCATATGCTTGCGCAACGCCTCGACTTTGGAAAAGTCAAGAGGCGGCTTAGGCGTCATCTGCGTTCACCTCCCCAACGAGAGCAGCGATCTCGTCGGCCAGTGAGGATGCAGCGTCCGAAGCAGGGGCAGCAGCGGGCTTGGCAGCAGCCTTAGCAGCAGGTGCAGCAGCCGGTTTGGATGCGCCGAAACCACGCTTAGGTGCAGCAGCCTGTGTTGGTGCAGGGGCAGGTGCAGGTTCCTCAACGGGTGGTGCTGCTTTGACAGCGGGCTTCGGCGCAACTGGTGCAGCGGCACGTGCAATCTGGGGCACAGCCACTGGCGTTCTAAGGGTTTCCCCTGTGATCTCTTTGACCTGCTCGGAACCGAACAGACCGTCAACAACTTCTTGCATGTCGGCATCGAGGAACCCGCCGAAGGTGAACTTCAGTTTCGGAAACGACGCATCAGTGTCGAAGGATACACGAGTCTTGACAATCTCAGGCGGGATGCCACGGACGGACAGTTCCTTCTGGTACTGGTTCAGACCCTTGAGCGCAGCGGGTGTGACCGACAGCAGGTAGACCGGGCCGGATGGATCATCAGCCGAGACGACGGCCAGACGCTTGTTGTCCGAACACGCCTTAACTTGTTGTCCGGTGGGTGTCACCTTGGAACCCCACGCATTGTGCGGGCAGCTTGCGCACAGATCGTTCTGTGCATCCTCAGCTTCTGGGTCAGGCGAGACACCATCGAGTGAGTAGCAGTCGGGTGCAGCAGGCTCTGCGTCCTTGTCCCATGCCTTGGCGTACCAAGTCTTGGACAGGCGGGGGTTGGCACCGACGATCACTACGTCGAGGGCGGTGGACTCCAGCACGGTTTCAGTGTCGCCTTCCTTGATGCGGAAGCGGCTGGCCTTGATGGAAATCTTGGGGAAGGACTGACCAGACGACAGGCCACCAGTCAGGGCAGCGCCGAGGACTGAGGGGACACCAACGCGACTTGCGAGGTGGGCTGGGACTTGGATGTTCACGGGTACGATGTTGCTCACTTTGAGGCTCCTTGGGTTAGTAAGATGGATTGGCTTGTTGGGCACCGACAAGGCCAGCGGTTTTTGATCTAGGGACAATGTTCACTTGCTTGCGCTGCTGCTCGGGAAACATCTCCTGTTGCACACCGAGCTTCTGCACCATCGCCACAGTCACGATGTGATCTGCAATGGCTTGGTGGTCAGCGCAATATGTGAAGCCATTAGCGCGGCTTCCCACGATGTCGTCGTGGCGGTTCATGGTTCGCACCACGAATCCATTGTTAATCTGGAACGCCACGAGGGCAGCACCAGAATCAGCCATCATGTTGCCGAGGCTGCTGCTTGTGCGCATGGAATCTTCTCTGACCTTCTGTTCGGACAGTCCTTCATAGGCGGCTTTCGCCAGCCATCGTTTGAACGCTTTGATCATGTCAGTCCTCTGCCTTGGCACCGGGTTTGCGAATGTTCACCTCCAGCTTGGTGCCGTATGTAATGCCGGGGGGAACTGCTTTGTTTGTCTCGATGTACCCACGCACAGCGATCTTGCTCACACGCTTCTCCAGCATGTCGTAGGCATCGTTGTCGCGGATGAATGTCAGCACTGCGTCCCAGTCGCCCACGTTCGCGTAGTCCGTGGTGGTCAGGAAGGCCGTGCCGTAGTCCGACTTGAAACTGGTCAAGCCCTGCGCGTCCATCTGCGTCTTGAGAAACGCTTCGAGCTTGTCCAGCTTGGCCTTGATCGTGGACACCTCGTCCTTGACCCGCGCCTCAATAACGACCTTCTGGTCACGCAGTTTCATGTAGGTACGGATCACGTCACCTACGTTGGGCACGTTTATACGGAGTCGTGCGTCCGATGCTACTTCGTTGTCGCTCATGTCATCACCTTTGTGTTTGTTGTTGGATCAAGTCCAGCAGTAAGCCTTGCAACTTCTGCTTGTTCTTCAGTCGCTCGTACATCTTGTGCTCAAGGTCAGTGGCCTCGATGTGGATCACGTTGGACACGTTGCGCTTGCCAATACGCTCGATGCGACCATTCGCCTGCACGTAAATCTCATTGCTGTTGATCGGCCCGTACCAGATGATGGTTGATGCAGAGGTCAGTGTCAGACCATGCGCCATCGTGCCGGGGTGGGCAATCAGTACCCGAGGGTCGCTCTGCTTTTGGAAGTCGTCAAATATCTTGTTGCGCTTCGCAGCGGAAACCTCACCGTTGACCACGCCCACCGTCCAGTGCTTGCTCAGTTCTTTCTCCAGCATGTGCAGGGTTCCTGTCAGTGGTACGAACAGGATCACCTTCTCGCCAGCTTCCTCAATTACCTCCTTTACCAAGTTGATCCGTGGGGAACAGTCGAGCAGGATGTTCTGCCCGTCATCGCCATACGCCACGCCGCAAGCGATCTGCACCAGCTTCTGAATCTTCACTGCCTCGTTGACTGCCGTGATGGTTCCACCCGTCACACGCTCCGCTGCCATCTCAGTGACGAAGTGGCGCAGCATCTGCGTGTAGTGCTTCTTCTGGTCAGCAGTCAGTTCCACCTGCCGGGTCTGGATGATCGTCTCCGGCAAGTCAAAGCACTCGTCACGTGTGTAACGCACAGCAGGTTGCAGGATGTGCTTCACGATGTCCACTGACTCGGGCCGGGGCACGAACTTCCATTGGCCGATCTTCATCATCACCTGCTCACGGAACGCCGTGAACGTCTTGGTGCAGTAGGGTGAACCCACCAGCTTGGCAAGCGCCCACGCATCAGTCGGGTCGTTAGGCGTCGGTGTGCCGGTCATCAACCACAAACGTGCTTGTGGATTGTTGTCAATCCAGCGGCGGAAAATCTTGAACCGCTGTGTCGATGGGTTGCGCAGCACTGCCGCCTCGTCCACGATCACCAGATCGAAGATACCGTGGCACTCCTCCTTGATGATGTTGAACCCGTCGTGGTTGATGATGTAGAAGTCAGCCTCGGTGCGCAGCAACTTCATGCGTTTCTCAGCGGTGCCATGCAGCACCACGAAGCGGCGATGAACCAACCCGGTAAAGATGCCGTCACCCCACACGCGCTCCAACGTACTGAGCGGTGACAAGATCAGCACCTTCTTGACCTTCTTGGTCTTGATAAGGTAGTCCGCTGCCCACAACGCGCTCTGGGTTTTGCCAGTGCCAATCTCGTTGAGTACCAAGCAGCGGTGGTTGAGCGTCAGGAACGCAGCAGTCTCGCGCTGGTGGTCGAACGGGGTGAACTGCCCCGGCCAGTTGTAGTAGTGCAGGATGGGGCTGGGTGCCTTGATGCCGAGGTTGCGCAGAACCTTGACCTCATCCAGACGATGCGGCGCGATCACGATCTGGGTACCACGCACATCCATAGCCTTGGCCGTGGCGATTGCGTCCAGCACCCGGTTCGGGTTGTTCAACTTGAGAGCCAGAGCCTTGGCCTTCTCGACTACGAGCATGTCATCACCTGTCTTTTCTGTTTTCTATTACTGCGTCCAACACTTCAAGAGTTACGTCGTTCGATACCACCAACCACGTGCCCCCTGCTTCCTCTATCTGCTTACCGCAAATCTTCTGCAACTCTGTCGGCTTTCCCGTTGCCGACTTCACTTCGATCCCAACAAAATGTCCGTCAACAATGGCAATGATGTCGGGTATGCCTGACTTACCGAACCCATTGTTGGCAGGGAAGAAGTACCACACCTCATGCTTCTTCAGTACCTCAACGACCTTACGTTTAACCTTGCTTTCTGGTGTCAGTGCGCTCATTCTATACCTCTTTACACGGCTGTCAAGTTTTATTTTGTAAGGTTAAACCCTAGCATAGTCACAGTCGTGACGGCACGGGCAGAACCGGCACAGCCCAGAGGGGCGGGCGGGCCAGTTGGCATGGTCGTAGGCGTCATGGATGCGCTGGATGCGCTTCATAATCTCAGCCCAGATCGCGTTCATATTCACACGGGTGTACTGCTCGGTGTCCATCTCCATTGTCTTGAGCCACACGAGTGAGGTCTTCACCCGCTGCACATCCGGGAAGTGCTTGAACACCTGCGCTGCAAACATCTGCATCTGGAACTGGTCAGCGTTGCGCTTGCCTGTCTTCCAGTCCATGACCACAGCATCGTTGCCGATGATTACGAGTACGTCAAGTTTGCTGCGCAGCCATGCGTCAGCATCCCACCAACCTGTTGGTGTAAGGTTTTCGTTGAGCACCAGTTCGTGCTCGATGTGTAGGGTGCCCTGCCTTGCCAGCTTCTCCACCGATGCACACAGGGGTTCGTACTGCGCCACCTCTGAGTTCAATCCCGACCCTTTTAGTCGGTTTTCAAGGAACGCATGAATACGTTCCCCGTGCTTGGACGCTTCGCCGCCCTCGTCAACGACTTCCTTCTTGATCCGTTGGCGGTAGTACCGCAACGGGCAATTCTCGAACAGCTTGATCGACGAGTATGAGTGGCTTAGGCGCATGGCAGTGTGCCCCACAGGGACTACCTGCGAGGGAGATGTAATGTTGGAACCACCAGTGTACACCACGGAGAACTCCTGTCAATCGGTCGTCATGCGGGTGATGCAATCATGCTTTGCCACCTCCAGCACAGCGATCAGCTTCATCATGTCACCGATCCCCGTCGAGAATCGGTGGTAGTCCTTGCCGATCTTCACAAAGGCCAGCACCTCAGTGGCATCTTCACTCGCCTCAACCTGTTGCATGATGTGCTTCAGCAGGTCGATGGTGTCTTTGTTGCGCGGTTCGCGCTTAATTTCAGCGATGTTCATCACGTATCTCCATAGTTTGCAGCCATGCCTGATTCGCAGGCCACAGGTAAGTCGGGTGCCCACTTGGGGGCGGTGGACATCAGGGCTTCGAGCTTGGCTTGGTCAGCCAGTGCGTTGCTCTCGGGCACAGCGATGATGATCTCATCGTGGACTTGGAAGGCCACCTTGAAGTGCAGTCCGGCAGCGGCCATCTGCTCACGGATCACCAATGCAGCAAGAGCTTGCACGATGTTCTCCGTCACCTTGCCACCGTAGATGCGTATCCATGCGATGTCGTCAGGGGGTGAGCCAGTGAGCACACGATCCTTGAGCGCCTTCTGGTAGGTGCGGGCATCCGAGATATACATGAAGCCGTTGGCCGTCTCACGCAGCGCCGGGTACTGCACCCGGAACCCGTTGGGCAGGATGATGCCGCCCTTGTCGTAGCGCACCTTGGGGTGCAACTCGTTGCCGCCACCGTACAACATATCCTTGAGTGCTGCACCGCACCTCTGCCAGAACTGCACGATCTTCCAGTTCTTCTGTCGGTACAGCCGGACGATCCGCTCTGCCTCATTGATGTCGATCACCACGTTGATGCCACCTTGGCCGATCTCCAGAGTGCGTCTGAACTTCTCAGCGCCCATGCCGTAGCCCAGCCCAAGCACACAGGTCTTGCCGACGAACCGCTCCACCTTGTCAGCCTTGGTAATGACACGACCGTAGACCTCAGTGGCGAACTCGGAGTACACATCCCGCTTGTCACGGAACGCCACCAGCAAGTCCTCTTGCCCAGCCAGCCATGCCACAGTACGTGCCTCGATCTGCGACGAGTCACATGAGATCAGCATCTGCCCCGATGGTGCCTTCAGTGCCCGTCTGATGGTCGTGTTGCCCCGGCTTGGCAGGTTCTGTAGGTTGAGCTTGTCACCACCGCTGAAGCGCCCGGTGTGGGCACCGTAGTAGTTGAGCATGATGGGCAGGTTGCCCCGTCCGGCCACACCAATCAGGTTCTCGGTGCGGGTTTCTTCGAGGGTGGACTTGACCCCTAGGCGGGCCGACACCGCTGCCTGCACACGTTCGTCAACATGTTCCAGCATGTCAGTCATGCCCTTGTCCGTCTTGGCGAAAGCCCACGACTCCTTGCCCGTCTTCAGGCTGGTCTTGGTGGGCGGCTCCACACCGAGGCGCTTGAGGTACGCAGCGAACTTGTCGTTGGACATGAGCATCTCTTGCACCGCTGCCTCACCGCCCATACCGTGGCCCAGATCGGACATCAAGGTGCGCTTGCGGGTACGGACTTCTTCGAGGTGCTTCTCCAGCAGTGGCACGTCGAGTTCAATCACTGGGTCGGTGTACATGCGCAGCGTCTGGTCAATCACCAACAACTCGCTGGATGGGAAGCCCACCTTGAGCTTGTCGAACAGTTGCTTGGTCATGTTCACGTCGTTCTTGCAGTACTCGCCGTACTGAGCGAGGTCAGCCTCAGTGAAGTCAGCCTTGCGCTTGCCCAGTGCAGCCACCACCTCGTCGCCCTTCTTGCCCAGCCCGTAGTACGTCACCAGCTTGGCGAGTGAGCCACCCACCGTGACGTTGTGCAGCGGACGGGCCATGCCTAGAGTGTCCAGCCACAGCCTTGGGCTGATGCCGAAGTGCCACGACAGGATGGCCCCATCGAACGCTGTGTTGTGGCACAGGATGGCCCGCTTCCTGTAGTCCAGTGACTTGAGGAACTTGCCGGGGTTGTCCCCGCTGTACCAGTCAGTGGGGTAGTCGTTGACCTTGACGCCCACTCCGATGACCTCGAACAAAGAACTGCGAACGTATTGCTCGGTGGTCATCTTCGACAAGCTGTAGTCCTTGTCGTAGTAGGTTTCAAAGTCGATGGTTACGATGTCCATTGCCATCAGCTTTGCTCCTGCAATACTTCAAGAAGTTTCTGGATGTAGTGCTGGCCCTTTGCCACCTCGACGGGTGACTCGTCCTTGCTACCCATGCGCATCAGATACTTCAGCGCACCGCCTCGGTAGTAGCCAATGCGTTGGTCACGGGGCCATGTGTCCACGACATCCCACGGCTGCACACCCATTGACTTGTAGTGGTCGCCCCCCACCTGCCTGTCTTTGGCTTGCCCCACAACAACTTGTGGCTCGTCGATCTGCGGGCCGAGTATCTCCGTAGCGTTGCGCTCTTGGTACTCGTGCATCGCTTGCTTGCGCAGCGTGTACACAGCGGGCAGTGCCATGCCATACTTCGCAGATACAAACTTGGGTGTAGCCAGTGGGTGCTTGAGGAAGTGGTTGAGGACTTGCTGCTTCTTGGTAATCTTGCTCATTTCTATCTCCAAAAGGTTATGTAAAAGATGTTGAACACAAGCACGATCAGCGATACCACAGTCACGAGGACTATCAAAGCGTTACGTACTCGTGCTCTTAGGTTCACGGCTTCTTTTTCTTCGGTTGAATTACACGCACAACTTGTTCCAGTGTGGTAAAGCGATGCTCGTTGGCGCACTCATACCTGCGGTACGCTGCGTTGTTGGGGCGGCTACGGGTTTCCTTAACCTGCACCCATGTGTTGCACACTGGGCACTTCATAGGAACACCCCGAACTTCTGTCGGAGCGCCTTGCTATGTTCGCGGCATATCTCGTTCACGGCTTCGACTGTGCCCTCTACTGTAGGTTGCTTGCGTGGATTGAGGAACGTAACCTCAGCGGTCTTCACGAATCCGGTAAGTAGTTCCGGCGGGAACTGGTTGTCTTTGATACAAGTGTACAGCAATGTAACCCATCTGTCATGCGGCCATTGAGGTGCATCCCACCCCTGTTTACCCTTACGTTCTGCTGCAACTTGTTCACAGATAGTCTGTAGTACTCCGAGCTTGGCCCGCACCTTGATACCGTACTTGAAACGGCGCAAGGAACGGAGCCAATGCTTGCGCTTGGCTTCGTCGATCTTCATGTCAGAGTCCGAACTTGGCAGCAGTACTCAGGGCAGTAAGTTTGCCGATGTCAACGTCGAGTACCACATCGTTCTTGGTACGTTCCACGATCTTCCTGTGTGTGTCCTTCACATCCTCGGGGATCAACTCCCACAGGGGAGGCCATGCCTTGAGTGCCGGGGCCAGTGTGGAGTACGCCTCAGTTACCTTCTTGACCATATCAGCAAACTCTGTCTGTCGTTGTTTGACTATTGAAACACGCTGCTTGTACGCCACAACCTCTGCGTAGAACTCAGCCCATACATGCTCATCTGTGAGTACGATACCATCGCTGTAGCTACGATCCCTCTTGGCGATGGCAGTAGTGACAAACACGTCGGGCCAAGGCAGGGGAGTCGCAAAGGTAAATTGCATACCACATCTGGCGTCACCCACCTGTTCGATACAAATTTTATCCACCATCTTGAACCATCCAGCAGGAACTTGCGAGATGATTGGCTTGACTTCGAGAAAGATGGTGTCGTAGATGCGCTGACCCCATGCGTTGTCGAGCTTCTGCTCTTTGGCCTTGGTGATGGCAGGTTCCATCTTGGATCGGGCATTGCGGATGATCTTCTCGATGAGTTCTTTGCTAAAACGTACTGTTGCCATGTGATTCTCCTTATTGAACGGGGTGTGTTTGAACGGACATGTTGTCCATCACATGCATGGTCTGTGCCACCAGCATCGTCAGGAACTCCTTGTCACTTAGTTCAGAGTGCTTGCTGCACGAAGCCAGCAACGTAATCAGGGCATTGACCCCGACATCAAATTCCACTTCACTTTCATGCATCATGTCGTTGATTTTTGTGACCACAGCCATGACACGATTGTGGTACTCATCGGTTTGGAATTGGTTCATGGTCTAACTCCTAGTCTGTGTTTAGTTGCCATCACTCTAACTGCCTCGGTATAGTGAGGGAACTGTGCCCACTTACCGCCGATAAGTCGCCCCGCATACCTCGGTGCGTAGCTTCGTATGTCGAACATCTTTGCAAGCTCAAACGTTGGGCGACCTTTGTAATTGACAACGACTTGCCACTCGCTGCCCAGCATCAAGTGGTGCGCCTTATCGCCTACTGTGTACCCATCCGGCAGGGCCAGCATCAGTTCATTTCCACCACTTCACCGAAGGGTGCGTTGCCGGGGTCGGTCGTGACCCACAGCACTGGTGCATCAGGCTGATCACCGAAGCTGTTGCAGCACAGGTCAGTGAGGAACACGATAGCAACGGGGTTGATCCCAAGCTCGATGATCTTGTCGAAGACTGGTGCAAAGTCGGTGCCTCCACCGCCGTGAGGCTTGATGTCCAGATCGTCGTGCTGCTCGTAGCTCTCCACGTGGCTGACCTCACTGTCGAAGTACAGCACATGAATACGCTCAGGCATCAGGTCTTCCTTGACCCGCTTGATCTCGGCGGCAAACTGGTTGACCGTCTTCTGGTCGATGGAGCCAGAGCAGTCCACAGCGAAGCACACCTCACCCATCTGCTCACCGCTGACACTGGGCAGGTACAGTCCTTGTGCAATGAAGCGGCGATTAAACCGGGCAAAGGATCGCTGATCTGTCCGTGCTTTGACGAGGAACTTTTGCAGCACCTCACGCCAGTCCACCTTGGGTTGCAGCACCTCATCCACAAGACGTTGCATGTTGGCAGTCATCTTGCCCATCATCTTCGCCGCTTGCGCAGCTTGGGCCACCTTCACCTTCCACTCAGCCTGTTGCTGCTGTTGCTCGGCAGGGCTACCGTCACCGTCCTCACAGTCGTCCAGTGGGCCACCGGGTTCACCAGCACCGGAGCCACCGCTCTCATCCTGTTCAGGCAGGATGTTGTAGATGCCCTCACTGGTGCCGTGCCCAGCGTTGTAGATGTTGGCATCCAGCAGGCCGACCTTGGGCATCCGTCCGATACTCTCATCGGTCAACAGCTTGTTGATCACGTAGTCAGCGGCCATGTTCCAGCGTTTCCCTTGCCGCTCACCACGCCGGAAGTTGTGCTCCAGCATGGGATGGAAGCACTCGTGGGCAACGAGGAACTTGACCTCCTCGTCAGTCAGGCTGTCCACGAACTCGGGGTTGAACTTGATCCGCTTACCGTTGGTAGCAGCGGTCTTGATGTTCTCGTCGAACTCGAAGGGCATACTCAGGGCAATGGTGCCCACAAAGGGATGCTCCAAGATCAGAGCGGTCTTGGCTTTCGCCAGCTTGGTGGTCAGCTTCTTCATGTCAATGGTTGCAGTTGTCATTTGGTTTTCCTTGGTTTGCGTTTCTTGGGTACGTTGCGCCATGAACTACCCAGTCGCTGCCGTAGCAGCAACAGGACAGGCCCAGCGAAGTCATCGTATACACCGGGATCGGTCTTCAGGATCGTTCGGATCAGGTCATACGCTGCTTGTATGGCAGCGCCGTCAGCGTCAAAGATGTCCTCCACGTTCATGTGTTTTTCTCCCTCAGTGCCATCATCGTGTCAATTACCACGCCGTACACACCGTCTCGCAGTCTTGGGTCAGTGATGGTAATGTTGCTGTCGATGATTGCATCCATCTCGGCCATTTCTAGCTCGATGAACTCCTTGGATTCGGCAATCCCAAACACGTGTCCACATCCCACACACCGCAGTGTGGTACGGTTGTTTAGCTTGCCGTGGCGATACCGCAGTACCTCAAACACAGTTCGCTCAGTGCATTGCGGACAGTGCATCTTCTCGATAGTAATCTGCATCACAGTGCTCCCATGAAGGCACCCATCTTGTCCATGATGGCCTTCGCTTCAGCGGCAGTGTCACGCCGCAGATCAGGGTCGTTACGCAGTGCCTCGGGGTGCTTGATCAGGGATGCCTCAACCTGTTGCCGCATAGCTTCCAAGTTGGGGTCATCGCTGAAGTTCAGCCTCGGCAACAGCGCACAGATTTCTCGGGTGTTCTCCAGCATCGAGTCACGGAAGATCGCCTTGGGGTCAGCCAGCTTCTCAGCCATGTGCTTGACCCGTTCGTACAGCCTGTTCCACACATCCTTCAGCGCCGTCTGCTCCGCATCCTTCACACGTCTCTCAACATCCTGCTGGATGCGTGTCAGTTCCTCGCTGCCGATGGCAACCCGGAAGTCGCTGCTCGGCACTGGGAACACAGCCATGTCCATGTGGAACTTGTGCCGCAACTCAAGCACTGGCGGGTAGTCCGAGTGGTCGTACAGGGAGCCAAGGATGCGCTGTGCATCGAGCTTGAGGCTGTCGTAGTTGTCGATGAAGTCCTGCACCAGTCTGTCCCACTCGCCACGTTCCTTGCGAAAGTCGGACATGAAGTTCAGGTAGTTGGCAGTGGGCAGCATCATGGTGCCGTCCATACCCCACGGCAAGGTGTTTTCGTAGTACTTGGTGCGGATGTAAGTCGTCTTCTTGTGGATGTTCTCCAGCAGGTCAGACATGGGCAGCAGTGCCTTGTTGAAGCGGCCAGCAGCAGCGGTGGTGCCGTGGTTGCTGATCACCTCCTTGGTTGCCTTCTTGTCGTACTTGCGGGCTGTCCACTGGGACACGTTCAGTTGCACCAACAGTGCGCGGTCATTGAGATTCATGGTTTGGTTCCTCTAAAGATGTTGATGGATGTGTGACGCACTTGTCGCTAGCAAATGCGCCATAGGTTTCACTGGGTCAGAACAACACGTCTTGGTGGTTGATAGACCACTTGGTGAAGGCTTGGGTGTTAGCCAAGTCAGGGTTGCGCCGTGCTGCATAGCTGATGGTCAGCACAGAGAACTCGGGAGGCATACGTTCGCTGTACTGGCAGACCCTCTCGAAGTTGGCCTCGGTAGCCCGCTGTGCCAAGGCACCGGACAGGGCATACAAGGTCGCTGGGTCTTTGGGAACGTCAGCAGTTTGAGGGTTGAGCAGGATAGCGTCGGGGTTGGGCAGCTTGCGGAAGATACGTACAAACCCTACGAACTCGGCAGCAGCACCCTCACCCACAGCGCCTTTGAAGCACTCGAACTCAGCCTCTGGTGCCACAGTACCCAGCACGTCAGACACACCGTCCACCCAAGACCGTGGTGTAGCGTTCTGGTCACGCTGAGGATCGAAGTCATGCAACAGACCGGGACGGAAGCGGATGAAGCTGATGACCTCGGGCTTGACACCGTGGTTGATGGCCCATGAAGTCCAGTCGTCAAGGTGTGTCTCCAACTCCAGCACCGTCTCCCTGTTGCGGAGATGACTGAGCACCCGGTTGGCACCAGCACGGTCAGACTGCCTGTTGCCAGTGGAGATAACCTGCCATCCGTCTGGCATCGGTACACCATGCAGTGTCCGGGCTTGGCAGATGTTGGCAAGCACCTTCTGCAAGTCAGGGCCAGCTTGGTTGCGGTCGTCGAACAGCAGGATGCCAGCCTCGGGGGCTTTGCCCTTGACAGGGAACCAGTCAGGCAGACGGTAGTTCAGCTTGTCAGTGCCGTCTGGGAACAGGATGCCGAAGTCCTCGACCAACATGGTTGGCATGTGACGTTCGACACAGGGGATGTCAAGTTCCTGTGCCACCTCGTGGACGATGGTCGTCTTGCCACCGCCGGGGCTACCCTCGATGGACAGGGTACGGGTGATGGGGAACAGGGACTTGATGGTTTCTTTCAGAAGCGTGGCTCGCATTTGATTTTCCTCTCGGATTTAGGTTGATGGTCAGGGCCGGTAGATACTACAAAAATGAATGGGTTTACCCCTGTGTTAAGTTCGTTCCTCTGTCGCTTTGCACTCTCCTTGTCGTTGAAGTAAATGATCCGGCCAGTGGAGTCACGCACTGGTGCCCCACGTTTGCCGTACCGCAGCATGTAAAGCCGCAGGTTATCGGTTGATGAACAGGCATTGGTTGACATGTCGCACTCCCTTGGCATCAATGTAAGTTTCCCCACAACCAGCCATCCATTCGAGCAGGAAGACGGCCATCAGTACAGCGAAGGCCAGTGACAGCAGCAGCTTGCCAAGCCACCGTGCAATACGTCTCCACACGGTGTCGTTGATGGATACCCCCATCGGTTTGATAGGTGTCGGTTTTCTCATGTTGTCCTCTTTGGGTTAAGTTGCTTGAGCAGTTCAGGGTCAGTGAACAGCATGTAGTTGCTCTTGTTCATCGGTGCCACGGTGTGGCGAACTTGACGTGCTGCTTTGTCACCACAGAACAGGCAAGTCCTGTAGCCCAGTTCAGCACGTTTGGCAGGGACATCATCCCCACAGCGGCAGATCACAGGGGCTGGACTGAAGTCCAGTTCCATCGTGAAGGTGTCCTCAGCTTGTTTCATGTAAACCTCCATGTAATGCAGTTGTTCTGCTGTTTGTGGGCTGTCCAGTACGGCAAAGCCCATGCCACGTTTGTTTCGACGACGATCAGCCGTCCAGCGAAGTACACGTTCATCACAGTCCCCCAGTTGAATGGACAACCTGCTGCCCATCCTTCTCAGCCAGCATCACTGTGACCTCGTAGGACTTGCGGGCTTTGAACATGGCAGCGGCCTTCTGCTGTGCCTCGTAACTTGACACAGCGTAGACCTCGACCTGTTTGCCACGGTAGAAGGCGATGTAACCGTTCATGCTGCAACTCCTTCCACGACACGGGCCTTGACCAGTTCACGGTATCCCCCCTGCACCAGCCGCTTCATCCAAGCAGTGGACAGCCAGTGCAGTTCGATATCGGTGTAAATGTCGGGACGGCTCTGGGACATGTGCCGCTTGGTGGACTGGCTGTAACCGTCCTCGTTGGCAAACCACTCGTCTCGACCGTCGATGGTCACTGACACCAGCAGCGGATGGTGAGGGCCGTAGCTGTAAACCACGTAGCCACTCTGACCGGGATCAGGGTCTTTGGGATCGACACAGAAGAACTGGCCGAACAGGTTGGAACCCTCGAAGGGGTGCTGCTTTACAACGAACTCTCTAGCGTTTTTGTTGGCGATCTTCATAGCATTTGCTCCGATACAGTGCGACATTGCACCCCACAGCCCTCTGTCACAGGGCTGTAAGTTGGCATGTCAGGTTACTGGGATACCCAGCAGAACCTGCTCGATCTGTTTGAACTGGTCAGGGGTGATATTGATCCACTTGGTAGAGCGGCCATCGTCGGACTTGATCTGCACCCTGAAGAACTCCCGATTCTGAACCGGGAAAGGGCAGACATGGGTCAACTCAGTCAAAACAAAAGAGACTTGTTGTGTCATGGTGTTCTCATTTCATCAGGATACGGGCCTCGATACCGTCGGCTGTCAGACGGTTGAGGAAGGCACAAGCTGCACTGTCACGTTTGAACCACTGGAAATACATGGTGTCAGCAACGATCCACTTGACCACAAAGCGGAGGGACTCCTGTTTACGTGCTTTACGAGGGGCTTTGGAAGGAAGGACTTGAGTAGTAGGCATGATGTGGTTCCTCTCAAGCGAGCTTTTGAACAGTGACCTTGACAGCACCGGGGGCCTTGCGTTCTGGCAACAGAGCGATGTAAGGCTTGCCCCAACGGTCTGCCATCAGCAGTGGTGTGTCACAGTTGGCTTCATTCTCAGGCTTGAACACCCTGACTTCCATCTTGTGTTTCTTGCCGAGTGTCAACATAGTCTTGTAAAGTTCAGCGACATTCTCATGGCTGAACTTGCCCTCAACATCGGGCTTGACCACCAACTGCTTGTTGGCATTGCTGAACACTGATACTTGACCTTGATAAATCTTCGCCATGATGGCTCCTTAGAGGTTGTTTAGAAGCTGTACAAAGCCCAGCAACGAGGCCCAGCCAGTCTCGCCGGGGCCGGGACGAACGTCAAGTGGCGGCTCGTTGTCCAAGAACATGGGTTGTGTAAAGCGGCTTAAAGGGGGCTTGGCGCGTGAACAATCTACGAATTGATGTAAACAATCTATAAATAAGTGTCAAGTTAGATTGCTCGTAGATCGCAAAAATCCAATGAAATCAACGGGTTACGAGTGACGATCTAAACAATCTACGTTTTTGGAAGTAATGTCGCACTAAAAAGTTGGAAGACTTCATGCCACATTATGAAAAGTGTGGAGTCATCTCAGGGTTTATGTAGTATACACTAAAAACCTATCTTTTCTATATCATATATATCGTTCATAGACTCATGGCTCATGGTAAAAATCACGTAAGTGGTTGATTTCATTGGACATTTCTTCTAACTTGACACTTTACACATGTAAAGTTTCTCGATGTAAAGTACTGATTTCGTGCCGAGTTAAAAATAGATTGTTGCATGTATAGTTAGATTGTGTCAGGTTAGCCCCTTACTTGACACTTTACGTGTAATGTTGTATACTACTGTGTCCCCCCTGTGTAAAGTCGTTCAGTACCGCAGCGTTGTGAGCTATAAACCCCCGACGTATGGTGTGTGTAACACACAGAAGAAAGGGAGTTCCCCCGCTTCTCTGCCTAATCCATAGATGAAAAGAAAAAAGCCCGCCGAAGCGGGCTGTGGTTAGAAGGACATCACTACGACCAGAAGGAAGTAGAAGATGGGTGCGAAGATGATCGCGCCGATGATTGCTTTTGCGTCGTCAGACATTACGTTCTCCAGTGTGAAAAAGAACCCGGAGCCTGTCACGCTCCGGGATTCAACTTAGGCCAACTTGGTCACAGCGTTGCGCTTTGCAGCACCATCGCCACGCTTGGGGAGCAGGGCGATGTAGGGGTTGCCGAACCGGTTTGCCAACATCACTGCTTCGGTGCCACCGTCAGCGATAAACAAGGAGTACTTGTTGATCGGAGCCTTGAGCTTCTTGGAAAGCTCGGTCATCTTTGCATGGCATTCACCAGCATTGTCAACCGTAAACTTACCCTCAGCGTCTTTCTTCAGAGCGATTTCGCCCTTGGTGTTCTTGACGATGGACACCGAACCCTCAAAAGTCTTTGCAGACATAACTATCTCCTCAGTGATAACCCTCATCCGGGATCGAAATGAACCCTTCAAACGAAGGCCATCATGCAAGGGAATAGCTATGTATTGTTAAAGAGCTTTGAATCTTTGCAGTACGATCACTGCATCGACAAATTCAGACTCGCCGATCTTGCCGAAAGTGTCAAGTTGCCTCGCGCATAATGCGCGTGATGCGCATGTGCGCACATAATGCGCGTGCGCACGTGATGCGCGTGTGTGACGCAAGGGGGAGGGGGGTACATGGCTTGAGAAAAGCGAGGCCCCCGGTAGTTGTAGGCAACCTCTTAAACCAAGACCCAAAAAATAGAACGTGTAAAGTTACCTCATCCCTTGACAGCCCCGTAACCTCCCGTGCTATATTGCGCTCATGGACAACCTACCTCTCAATCACACCAAGTGGAACGACCGTCTGGCCTTCGATGTAGCCCTGACCCTTGAGGGCAGCGGTGATACCTTGCAGGAGGTCATCACACGGCACCGTATCTCGGCCAACGACATCCTCACGTTCAACGCCGACCCCATCTTTCTCAAGAAGGTGGAGGGCTACCGCACCGAGGTTCGGGAGAAGGGGCTGACGTTCAAACTCAAAGCCCGCGCCCAAGCCGAGGAGTTGCTGACGACCTCGTGGTTATTGATCCATGATTCGTCCGTGTCCCCCGCAGTCAAGGCCGACCTGATCAAGTCCACGGTGAAGTGGGCCGGGTTGGAGCCAAAGGACGCTGGCCCGCAGGACAACGGCACTGGTGGTGTGAAGATCACCATCAACCTTGGCAACGACCCCCGCGATGCCCGTACCATTGAAGCAACCACTGTGGACGTACAAGATGCAACTGCCATCGAGAATTGAAGACCTGTTCACCCAAAACTTCAACGGCTTTCGCGCCGTGAAACTGCGCACCGCCACCGAGGCAGTGGCCGTAGAGAACGCGCTGGGCCGCGCCAGCCTGTCGTTCCAGACCAAGATCACACGCAGCAAGAAGCACGGGCGCGAGTTCGTGATTTCGTTGGTACAAGGAGAGCCAGCATGAGTTCATGCACCGGGGACTGCAACCAAGGGCGCAACTGCACCTGCAATCTGATCCATGTGGTGCCGTTAAACGATCTGCGGGAGCACACGACCCGGATCGACTGCTGGTGTCTCCCGACGCCGGATATGGAAGAACCGTTTGTCATTCTTCACCACTCGCTCGACCAGCGCGAGAAGTACGAGTCCGGTGAGTTGAGGGAACACTGATGGCGCTTGACATCAACTACACGCCGCCGCCCACGGGCAAGAAGTTCATGGCCTCGGACGCCAAGATGCGCGTCCTCATGGGGCCAGTGGGTTCGGGCAAGTCCGTCACCTGCTCCTTCGAGATCGTGCGCAGGGCGTCCATACAGGAACCCAACGCGCAGGGTATCAGGAAGACCCGAGCGGCCATCGTGCGGGAAACCGCCCGCCAGTTACAGGACACGACGATCAAGACGTTCCTCGACTGGTTCCCACCGGGTGTGTGCGGGCAGTACATGCGCACCACCAAGACCTACTTCTTCAAGGTGGGCGACGTGGAGTGCGAGATCATGTTCCGGGCGCTGGACGACGCTGACGACGTTGCCAACTTGAACTCGCTGGAGTTGTCCTTCGCATGGTTCAACGAGTGCCGGGACATTCACCCCGACATCATGGACGCCATGTCCAAACGTATTGGGCGGTTCCCGTCGGCCAAGGACGGCGGGCCGACGTGGCACGGTATGTGGGGCGACACCAACCCGCCGACGATGGACGGCTGGTGGTACTACCAGATGGAGGGGCTGGACGTGAGGGATGGCGTCTCCCCCAACGACAACGGGTGGGACGTGTTCCGGCAACCCTCGGGGCGCAGTCCCTACGCTGAGAACATTGAGAATCTGCCGGATGGGTACTACGACACCCAAGGCCGCAGCGAGGAGTACATCCGGGTTTACATCGACGGCGAGTACGGCCTCAGTTCAGCCGGTATGCCGGTGTACAAGTACTTCCGGCCTGACTACCACATGGCGAAGGAGCGGCTGAGGGCCATCGTGAACGGGGTGCGGCCCATCGTCATTGGCATGGACTTAGGGTTAACCCCAGCAGCGGTGCTCGGTCAGCAAGACCCCCGAGGGCGGGCGCTGATACTTGACGAGGCTGTCTCGTTTGACATGGGCATCCAGCGGTTCATCCGCACCATGCTCAAACCGTTACTGTACGAGCGGTACCCCGGCTCCCCGGTGCTGGTCGTCGTTGACCCAGCGGGTGTGCAGCGGGCGCAGACCGACGAGCGCAGCGTGGTGGACATCATCAAGGCCGAGGGGATGAAAGTCATCCCGGCCAGAACCAACAACGTGTCGGCACGCATCAACGCCGTGGACGAGTACCTTATGCGGCAGGTGGACGGCGACCCGGCGTTCCTCGTTGATCCCCGCTGCACGCAACTCAAAGCGGCCATGATGGGCGGCTACCGGTACAAGCCCAAGGGCGACGGCGACATCGACAAGAACAAGCACTCGCACGTGGCCGAGGCGCTCCAGTACCTGATGTTGCATATTGCCCACGCCGGTGAGGGGTACGCGCTCCAGCAGCGCCGGGATGTTAAAAGAACTTCCGCTCTGGGCTGGACGTGATATGCTTACACCACTGCTCGCGCAGTTGTCACCTCCTCCCCCGACCATCGGGGTTAACCCCTGTGTGTGCGTCCTTGACACCGGGGGTTTCTTTTTTCTCGATAGCATGTATACTTGTTGGTAGAACCCTGTTGAACAGGTAAGGAGCGACCATGAAATGCAGCCAGTCGAAGCCGTTTACGATGACATCCACCAACCCGAAGATGGGTGGCCCAGCCGTCAGGTCTTACGAAAAGGGCGGAATAGTGGAGGGGTCTAACCCCAATATCGACGAAGACGTTCGAGAACGCGCACGGCAATCTGTTGCCAGTTCCGAATCGGGTGCAAAACCGGTAGCAGCGCCTGCTTACGGTATGACTTTAACTGACCGACAGACACCAAGGGGTAAACCCCCGATAGTCACCAAGGAAGAATTGGAAAAATCCGGTTTGTCTTTGCGGGACTACATGAACAAGCAGCAAGGGCTTACACGTAGGGGCGCTCCCGCCGCTGACACTTCCAACGCCTACGGCAAAGAACAGCAGTACCAGAGAGCGCAAGAAGCCGAACAAACTCCAGAGGGGAAAGCCAAAAGAGCCGCGATGGAAAAGTCGCAGGCGCTAGAAGGTTCTTACCCCCTCGAAAACATGGTGGGTGGAGCGGCTGGCGTTGGTATCAAAACCATTGCCAAATTGGCTCAAAATCTAGCCAATCGCGGCGGCGGCGCTAAAACCGTAGTTAAGCGGCTGGAGCGCGTAGAGCCGACTTTCCGCGAAAGAGAACTGGAAATTATCAAGGAAGTACCACGGCAACTCTCAGAACGCGCCAAACAATTGGCGTTGCCAGTACCCGTGAGAAAGAAGTAAATGGCCGGACTGACATTCCTGCGAGTCGTATCGAACTCTGAACT